TACGCGCTGTACGACGAACTCACCTGCAAGGCCGACAAGATGGCGCATGTGAAGCCGCTGGTGGTCGTCGACATCGTGGACAACCTGGTGTCGTTCAACGGCCTCAACGGCGTCGCGGACGGCACGCTCGACGGCGGCTTCATCGAATGGACGCACCCGTCTCGTGGCCTGGAATTCCGCGCCATCGAGAAGCAGACCGGCGCGACGTGCGAAATGTTCGGATTGGCCGATGGCCTATACTACGGCCTGGCTGTCAACGCGTATCCGGGGTGCTCGCGCACGACGAAGGATTGCGTCGACAAATTCAACAATCTGGATAACTACGGCGGGGTGCCGGACCTCCCCGGTAAATCCCCGTTCGATGGTGATCCTGTCTTCTAAAGGACAGCGAACGTGAACATCTACTGGATGATCGCAATGATGGTGGCGAGCTATTTGATTAGCTATGCCACCATGCCGAAGCAGCAGGGCGCACAACCCACCGCATTCGAGGACATCGACTTCCCGCAAGCCGATGAAGGAACGCCGCAAGCAGTATTCTTCGGCGACTGCTGGACGGAGGACTGGATGGTCCTCGCGGTCGGCAACTACAAGGTCGAAGAAATCCACAACGCCGGCAGCAAAAAATGACGCGCATGTACGTGCGTCACATCCGCGCGAGCGGCCTGTGCATGAGAGGTGCGCGTGCATGGGCCGAACGTCACAACATCAATTACACCGAATTCCTCAAACACGGCATCGAGTGCGACGTGCTCGAAGCGACCGGCGATCACTTCGCGCTGACGGTGTGCAAGCTGGCGCGCGAGGAAGAGGCGCAGAAGAACGAGGTGAGCAATGGGCAAGAATAGTGACCCGATTACCGGGTGGAAGTACAGCTTCGGCATTCACATGGGCCTGGGTCGCGGCCCGGTGAATTCCATCGTCGCGATCAAGGTGGGCGACAAAGTGGCCTGGGAAGGCGAACAGAGTGCGTCCGGTTCCTTCATGATCGACAAGCCGGACCTGTTCGGCGGCGACAACCAGGAAGGCGGCATCAAGGGTAAGTTCGAGTTGATGATGGGCGAGCCGACGCAGAAGGCCGTGGCCTCACTGGTCCAGATGCTCGGGCACGCGCTGCCGGGTTTTCGCCGCATGGTCACTGGCTTCTACAACGGCCAGATCGCCAGCAACTCGCCGTATCCGAAAGCCTGGTCTTTCCGCGTGCGCCGCACGACGAAGGGCTGGCAGGACGACGCGCCCTGGTATCCCGAGAAGGCGCTGATCCAACTGAACGGCGACAAGGTGACGACGACCACCAGCACGCCGGTCCTTCAGAATCAGGGCAGTCCGTGGAAGTGGCAGGTGGTCGACACCGACGTGCAGACCAACGTGACGTATCCGCCGATCCACGCGATGAACCCTGCGCACATCCTGTACGAGTGCTACACGAATCGCGAGTGGGGCCGTGGCCTGCCGGCGTCGTCGCTGAACGTGGCATCGTTCACGACAGCCGCCGACACGCTGGCCGCCGAGGGATTCGGCTTGTGCATCAAGTGGGCGCGCCGCGATGCGCTCGACTCGTTCGTGCAGTCCGTGATCGACCACATCGGCGCAGCGATCTATGCCGACCGCGAAACGTCGCTCATTACCCTGAAGCTGATCCGAAAGGATTACGACGTGGCGACACTCCCGGTCTACTCGACAGACAGCGGCGTGCTGGAAATCAAAGAGAACGCGGTGTCGAGTCTCGGGCCGGCCGTCAACGAGGTCATCGTCGAATACACGGACCCGGTGAGCAACGAGGTGCGTACCGTGAACGCGCAGAACCTCGCATCGCTTCAGGCCACGCGCGGCGTGTTCAACTCGATCAAGAAAACGTACAGCGGATTGCCGACCGCCGAACTGGCCCGCCGCGTGGCGCAGCGCGAACTTCGACTTAGCGCGATGGCCCTGCGCCAGTTCACCATCACGTTCGACCGGCGCGCCTGGCGCATCCCACCGGCCGGCGTCTTCCGCATCCAGGACACCGTGCGCGGGATCGGCGACATCGTGGTCCGAGCCGGCAAGATCGAGGACGGCACGCTGACGAACGGGACCATCACGATCACCGCCGTGCAGGACGTGTTCGGCCTGCCGTCCGCATCGTTCATCGGCCAGCAGCCGCCGAACCCGGTGAAGCCTGACAACGCCCCGGTGCTGCTGAATCACCGCGCGTTCGAGGTCCCGTACTTCATCCTGGCCGGCTCGATGTCACCCGCCGACTTCGCGTACGTCGCCAACGATGCCGGCTACATCGGCACGGTGGTCGAGAAGCCGAGCGATCTGTCCCTGGCGTACAACCTGTACGTGAAAGACGGCGCGCCGACACCTGACGAATTCCCACCTACCACTGGCACCTGATATGGCAAACGAGGACTACAACAAAAAAGGGAACGGGGCATTCGCATCGTCCGTGGCGCTGGACGTGGCGCTCGGCCCGTTCGACACCAGCTTCACCTACACGCGCGCCCGCCTGGCCCGGCCCGATGCGCTGCACGTCGGCATGGCCGCGATGGTCGGCGACGAGATCATGCGCGTCGACGCGATCAACGGCACCACGCTCACCGTGCGTCGCGGCTGCGCCGACACCGTGCCCGCCGCGCAGCCGGCCGACAGCGTAGTGTGGCTGTTCGATTCGTCGACTACCGGCACCGACCGCGTGGAACGCTCGGCCGGCGAGGTGGTGGGCGTGAAGGCGTCGCCATTCACCATCGGCGGCGGCGGCATGCTCCCGGCGCGAATCCCACCGGACCAGGTGACGTTCAACTGGCGCGTGTTCCGCCCATACCCGCCCGCGCACGTCATGGTCGACGGCCAGCGCTTCAACGTCACGTCCGTGGTCGACGACAGCAACGACAGCATGCACGTCACCTGGTTCCACCGCGACCGCGTGTTGCAGGCCGACCAGCTTGTCGGGCACGACGATGCAAGCATCGGCCCGGAGCCGGGCGTGACCTACACCTTCCGCATGTACCATCCGATTACGCACCAGGTCGCGCGGATCGAGGAAGGAATCGTCGGCACCGACTTCACCTACCGACGCGTGCAGGCGCTCTACGACCTGGGCAACCCGAGCGAGGTTCTGACGCCGATCTGCACGCTCACGTCGAGCCGCGACGGCTTCGAGGCGTGGCAGTGGTACAGCATGGCCGTCGACGTGCACCCGGCCGGCGCGCCGCTGCCCGCGAACGTCCAGCAGTTCTCGCAGGCGATCATCGAAACGCCGTACGCGGTGAACGTGCGCTACGCGGTGGCCGACCCGACGACCGATCATGTGCTCGCCGTTGCCGCGCGCCCGAGCGACCGCATGGCCGACAAGTACGAACTGTTCGTCGACGGCTCGCCGGTCGGTTCGGGCCAGGTGTTCTTCACGCCGTGGGTCACGTCGGACTTCCGCCTGCCGGAACTTGAAACCATCGTCAACGTGCGCACCTCGTCGCTGTACGACGGCGTGGCGCTGCGCGGCGTCCAGGTCGGGCAACTCGCGCTGATCGACGCCGAGATCGTCCAGGTGGTCGCCGTCGACGCGAAGCAGATCACGGTCAAACGCGGATGCCTGGACACGGTGCCGGCCGCGCACATCGCGGGATCACGGCTGTGGTTCTTCGAGTCGTCATCGTCGTTCGATCCTGCGCCGCGCACTGACGGCGCAATGCCGACTTACAAGCTGCGCCCGGTCAGCTACAGCACGCCGTATCCGCTCAACACGCTGCCGTCGCTGTCCCTGGTGCTGAACGGTCGCGCAAAGCTGCCGTACGCGCCCGGCCGCATCGTCGTCAACGGGCGGCCCTGGTTCGAGGAAGCGCAGGCAACCTCGGGCAGCGCCGTCGCCTTCTCGTGGGCGCGCCGGAATCGCCTGACGACTGGCGGCGGCACGGTGGCGCACGCTGACCCTGACCAGGTGCCGGAAGACAGCCAGGTCGTCGCGCTCACCTTCTACTACGAGACGCCGGCCGCCGACTCGGGCCTGCCGGCCGTGCAGAACGTCCTGCGCAACGTCGACGTGGCCGCGACCGGCTACATGTACCCGTACGCGCTCGCGCAAGCCGATGGCCTGGTCGCCGGCCGCGCGCTGGGCGTGTGCGGAACGGTCGTCATCTACTGCCGCATCGAAGCGAAGATCAACACGCTGCGGTCCCTGCAATCCTACGTGGTGCCGATCCGCGTTCCCTCCTATCCGTGCTGACGATGGCAAACGAAGACTACAAAGCAGATGGCCGCAGCGCGCAGTTCGCGCCGCTGTCCGAATTGGCCGAGCCGATTGATTACCTGGACCGCACCATCAAACTAGGCCGCGCGAACTTCCCGCGCATCGACTCGCTGAAGGTCGGCATGCCGGCGCTGTGCGACGACGAGTTCATGCAGGTGACGGCCATCGCGCCGGGCCAGATCGCGGTGAAACGCGGCTGCGCGGACACGGTGCCGGCGCGCCACGCGAAGGAGACGCTGATCTGGTTCCTGAACCCGATCCAGGGCATCGGCGGCGACCTGGCCGAGCACAGTGCCGGCGAGACGACATCCGTGAAGTACGCGCCGTTCACCATCGGCGGCGGCAAGCTGCCACTGGCCGCGTCCGAGGTCGACGCCGTGACGTACAACTGGCGGCAGTTCCGCCCGTATCCGCCTGGCGCGCTGCGCGTGCGCGGGGATCGCTGGTGGGTGCCGCACACCATGACCGCCGACGATCCGCTGCTGCCGCTGACCTGGAACCACCGCGACCGCATCATCCAGGCCGACCAGCTTCTCGACCACGATGACCCGAGCGTCGGACCCGAGCCTGGCACGACGTACACCGTCCGCATCTTCAACAAGAACGGCGTGTTGATGCGCACCGAAGTCGGCATCATGGCCGATCCGCGCGACATGTACGGCAACCTGGTTCCGCCGTCGTGGACGTACACCTGGGGCCAGGCCATGTCGGACCTTCAGATTCCGGTGGCGCTGGAAAAGGGCACGGTCGAAGATGGCCTCATGACGATCTACTCGACGCGCGACGGCTTCGACTCGTGGCAGGGCTACACGATCCCGTTCAGCGTGAACACGCAGGGCATTTTCATCAAGGTCGGCCAGGCCGCGCAGATCGTGGGCCAGGTCGACGACATCGAGCACACCGGAGGCCCGTATCCGCCCGCCAGCGGCGTTTATGGCGCGCAGGCGGCGCAGGTGGTCGCACAGCCGCTCGACGACGCCTACAACGCGATCCCGGCGTCCAATGCGATGTACGTGGCGAACCTGCACGAGAGCGCCGGCCAGAAGACCAGCCTGCCGGCTTCGCTGAACCGCAATCTGTTCGAGGCACCGTATGCGCTGCTGAAGCGACGCGGCGAGTCGTCGAGCGCGACGAAGCTGGTCACGGTCGTGGCGCGGCCGAGCGACCGCCTCACCGACACGCATTCGATCTGGACCCGCTACGACTTCCCGGCCGGGACCGGCGAGGTGCTGGAATACCAGCGCAAGGTCGACCCGGCGTTCACGCCCTGGATCACCCTGGCCGCGACCGTCGACTACCTGGACACGACCATCACCATCGGCGGATCGTCCTTCTACGACGGCGTGGCCCTGGACAACGTGCAGCCGGGCCAGGTGGCGCTCGTCGACGCGGAGATGGTGCGCATCGAAAGCCGCACCGCCGACACGTTCACCATCGCGCGCGGCGTGTTCGACACCGTGCCGACGAAGCACGCGGCCGGCGCGCGGGTGTGGTTCTTCGAGGCGGCGGCCGGCAATGATCCGACCGACTATCCGCTGACGATGGCGGCGAACCGCGTGCTGGGCGCGGCGATGCAGGTGAAGATGGTGCCGGGCGTGTACGGCCCACCTGTCGACCTGAAGCTGGTGCCGACCGACCGCCTGGATACCGCGCAGCGCGTGGCCCGGCCTTACCCGCCAGGTGAGGTGCTGGTGAACGGCAAGCCGTGGTACATGGGCGCGCAGATGGCGGCCGGCGTCACCGCGCACATCACCTGGAACCACCGCAACCGCGACACGCAGGGCGCGCAGGCCGTCGATCACCATGCGCCGAATCGCGTGCCAGAGGACGGCCAGAAGTACCGCCTCTCGATCAAGCTGACGCTGTACGACAGCATCGCGAAGAAGTCCTACGTGGCGACGATCCGCAACGACATCGTGGAAGGCACCAGCTACGACTACACGGCGGCGATGGCATCGTCGGATGGCTACCGCGCCGGCTCGCTGCTGAACGCGTGTGGCCGCGTCACGGTCGGCCTGTACCTGGAAACCATTCGCAACGATCTCACGTCGTGGCAGGGCTACGTGATCCCGCTGCTGCTGCCGTCGTATTCCTGCCCGGTCGGTCAAACACCAGGCGGCGGCCAGCTTCCGCCGAATACGGGCGGCGGCAACGGCACAACGCAACCGCCATCCAATCCACCACCGCCAGGCGGGGGCGGCGGCGATAATACTGGTGGCGGCGATCCGCAGCTTCCAGGCGACGACGGAGGTGGCGACGATGGCAGCGGTCCACCGCCACCGCCCGATCTGCCGCCTGACTGGCCCACGCCGGTCGACCCGCAGCCGGAACCGGACCCGGAAGACCCGAACCCGCAACTGGCCGGACATTGGGACACGAATTGGGATCGTCATTGGGACGCCTACAACAAAGACAACCAGGGGAATTGAAATGCCAAGGAAAGAATCATCGCGACTGAAACTCTCGTACGGCTGGCTGCGCGGCGAGGACTGGTGGGGCGATCCGGTGTCGGCGAACTTCGTCAAGATCGACATGCTGCTGAACCCGGTCATCATCTCCATGAGCGAAGGCGCGCCGCCGCAGACCGGCCTGACCGTGGGCGACATGTACATCGTCGCGGATGGTGCGTTCGGCGATTGGGCCACGCACGACGGCGACCTGGCCGTGCTGTCGCCGACCGGCTGGATTTTCGCGGAGCCGACCGAAGGCGTGCGTGCGCGCCTGAAGAACCCGGAAGGCTGGATTTGGTTCAACGGCGAAGAGTGGATCGGCGAAGACCAGAACAGCGGTGCGGAGCCGGTGCCGCTCGGCTCGCGCTACGACGTGGCAGTGTCGGTGTCGTTCGAGCCGGAACCCGAGGAATACCTGGCGCTGCTGGCCGTGCCCGAGGCGATGACGCTGCCGGCCGGCGCACCCGAGTCGACGGCGCGCGCGGTGGTCCCGCCTATCGGCCTGGTGCGCTTCGAGATTTACCGCAACGACAGCATCGTCGGCCGCATTACGTTCACGCCGTCGAACGTGAAGGGCACGGTCGATGTGACGCAGAACGTCGTGTATGCTGCCGGCGATTTGTTCGCGATCCGCGTGCCCGACAATCCGCCTGCCGGCTTCGAGAATTACGCCGCGACGATCCGCATGCTACTCAACCGAAACGGAGCTACCACATGATCCACATTACCGGGTTCGAGGAATTCGCTGGCGAGCAATCGCCGGCTTCCGCGCTGGCCCGCGCAGACTACATCACGA